ATCAGCGTCTTTTTTTCGCAGGTTTTGGCCCATTGAACGGAGGCCTGAAACATGCGGGCGAAGCTAATCCGAATTACCCCGCAAGTTCTTGTAAACCAGCTTAAGAGCGGCGAGAAACCCAAGGTCATATGCGACGGTTTACCCGAGGACACGGAGTTTGTAACCGCCCATATTCTCGGAGACTATAGCGGCCACGAAACGCTTCAGCTCATCGTGACAAGCCCGAGTTTCGCTGAGGTGCCCGAGGGGCATGCGATACCGGAAGTGCGGCCGACGTTTTATGACATGTCTTACATAGGTGGATTGAATCATGGGATCCCGTGGGCCAGCAGCAACGCCGACAGCTCTGAAGATACTGAGGGGCAACCCGGGCCATCGTTCGCTGAACAAGGATGAGCCGAAGCCCACGGCTGGCGTGCCGACCGCGCCGAAGTTTCTGGATGCGGAGGCCAAGGCTGAGTGGAAGCGGGTAGTTGCGGAACTCGCCCCGCTTCGGGTGTTGACGAAGGTGGACCGTGGGTTCCTAGCGGCCTATTGCGAGAGCTGGTCGGCGTATGTCCGAGCCTGTAAGCGAATGGCCCTTGGCGCAGATCGGACAACGCGGCAGGACCGCCGCGAGGCCCAGCAGGGGATGTTGCAGTTCGGCACACGGCTGGGGCTGAGTCCTGCGGATCGGACGAAGCTGCACACTCTGCCTGAGCGGAAGGGTGACGGCAAGCGGCGGTTTTTCAAAGGACGAGACGAGCGTGCCTAGATACGCTTCATCCAGAATCCCCGCCAAGTGGCGGAAGCTCATCCGGCAGATACCGGGTTACGATCCGGTCAAATCTGCTGCGACGGGGGACCGCTTCAACACGGACGAGGCGGAGGACGCTTGCGACTTCTTCCCGTCTTGTCTCCGCCACGTCAAGGGTGCCAGGGCGGGTCAGCCGTTCGAGCTTGAAACGTGGCAACAGGCCATCATCGCCAACCTGTTCGGCTGGCAGCGAAAGAACAAAGCGGGTCGCTGGGTACGGCGATACCGCGAGACGTTCATTATGGTCGGGCGGAAGAATGGCAAGACGCCCCTGGCCGCCGGCGTAATTCTTTATGTCTTGACGTGTGACGGCGAGCCGGGGGCCGAAATCTACGGGGCCGCGGCGGAGTACGGACAGGCCAGTTTGGTGTTTGACCACGCAAAGGGGATGGTGGCGCAGGATGACCAACTGCGGGCGGCGCTTAAGGTTTACGCCGGGCAGTCGAAAGCTATCACGATGGAAAGCGCGTTCAGTAGCTACAAGGTGATTAGCGCCGAAGCGTTCAGCAAGCATGGTTACAATACGCACTTGTACGTCATTGACGAGGTTCATGCCCAGCCGGATTCCGAGCTTATCGACACGCTGGAAACCTCGACGGCTGCCCGCGAACAGCCGATAGCCTTCCTCATCACCACGAGCGATTACGAGCGGGAGGATTCGATTTGCAATGAGAAGCACGCCTACGCCAGCGCGGTGCGCGACAATGGTGGCGACCCGGACAAGCCGGGCCATGATTCACGGTTTCTGCCGGTAGTGTACGAGGCGTCTATTGATGACGATTGGACCGACCCGGCAGTGTGGGCGAAGGCCAACCCCAATATCGGGGTGAGCATGGAGGAGGACTACCTGCCCAGCAAATGCTGCAAAGCGCAGGAGTCGCCCAGGTTCCTCAATACCTTCCTGCGGTTGCACCTGAACGTCAGGACGCAACAGGATACGCGGTGGCTTTCTATGGAGCATTGGGATGCTTGTGCCGGGGCCGTGAATCTGGATGAGCTAGAGGGGCTGCCTTGTGTCGGGGCTATCGACTTGGCCAAGACAAGCGACATGACGGCGGTAGTTCTGGCGTTCAAGCACGAGGACGATACCATTAGCCTTGTGTCGTCGTTCTTTCTGCCGGAAGCGGCGGCCGAACATGGGCGGGAGAATGACGAGCTATATCAACGGTGGGCGACAAGCGGGCACCTGACGCTGACCAGTGGGAACGTGGCGGACTACGAGTTTATTCAGGCACACGTCCTAGAGTGTCAGAAACGATTTAATGTTGCTGAATGGCCCTATGATCCCTGGAATGCAACACAGTTTGCGCAGAATCTTGAAAACCAAGGACTGAACGTCACCGAGCATCGGCAAGGCGATATATCAATGAGTGAGCCGTCAAAAGAGTTTGAGCGATTGGTGATGTCGCACAAGATACGCCATGCCGGTCATCCGGTGCTAAGATGGAATGTGGGCAATGCAAGTGTGCGCACAGGGCCGACGGGGCTCATTAAGCCGGACAAGAGCGGCGGCAAGAAACGAGGGGAGAACAAGAACAAGATTGACGGACTGGTGGCGAGCATCATGGCAATTGGGCGGCTGTTGGCACAGCCGGAGGATACCGCATCCGTCTACGAGACGCGGGGGCTTATATCGCTATGACGGTTGCGCGGGATATTCTGATACTGGCATCTGCGGCCGCCGTCGCCTATGGCCTCTGGCAGATGTGGCCGCCGCTGGCCTGGGTAGTTCTTGGGACGGTGATTGGCGTCGGGCTGCTAACCGCAGAAAGGCGGGGTGGCGGATGATTGCAGACCTATTTAACTTGGATATTCGGGCGGGTCCTACGACCCGGCGAACATCAGCGTGGTTCCCGTTGACGTATCGGGCTACGGGCGCCGGAGTTGACGTGACTGAGGATTCAGCGCTGGCCTCATCGGCAGTGTTCTGTGCGATTACGCTGCTGGCTGATGCGGCGCTGTTGCCATTCTTCGCATTCAAGCGACGCGCGGATGGCGGGCGCGATAAGGTGCCGGATCATCGTGTTTATCGCCTTGTCCACCAATCGCCCAACCCGGAGCAATCGGCGGCGCACTTCTGGTGGTTCATTCAGGCGTCGGCGGCGGCGTGGGGGCGTGGCTATGCAGAGATCGAGCGGGATAGCGGCGGGCAAGCCGTTGGTCTTTGGCCCATTCATCCGTCGCGGGTACGGACATACCGTGACGAAGCAACCCGCGAAATCCGCCATGAGATTCATAATGACGATGGGACGATGGTTGACTTGGCGGATGACAGGATTTTGCATCACTACAAGTTTAGCCGGAACGGGCTAACCGGCTGTTCGCCGATTTCTGTGGGCGCTGCATCTATCGGCGGGGTGCTTGCGGCAGATGAACATGCCAGTTCATTCTTCGGCAACAATGCTGCGCCGGTGGGTGTCTTGTCGCATCCCGAGAAGTTGAGCGAGGAAGCCCAAGGCCGATTGCGCCGGTCCTGGCAGGCTATTTACGGTGGACCACGGAATGCGGGGAAAGTCGCTGTCATTGAAGAGGCGATAAAGTATTTTCCCGTCGGCATCGCGCCTGAGGATGCGCAGCTACTTGAGACCCGTCGATTCAGCGTGGCCGAGGTGGCCCGTTGGTTCAACATCCCGCCACACAAGCTCAAGGATTTGGAACGCGCCACATTTTCAAACATCGAGCATCAGGCGATCGAGTACGTCGTCGATAGCGTATTACCCTGGCTGGTGTGCCTTGAGGCAGAGTGTAACCGTAAGCTCTTCAATGAAGCCGAACAGGCGGATCACTTTGTCAAGTTCCAGCTTGGGGGCCTGTTGCGGGGCGACCAGAAGAGCAGGTACGAATCCTACGCTGTCGGGCTCAACAACGGCTTCCTGTCACCCAATGATGCAAGGCAGCTTGAGGACATGAACCCGATTGAGGGTGGCGATACCTACGTTCGCCCGATGAACCTATCGCCCGTGGACGGCGAAGCTAAAGAGCCCGCGCCGCCTGCACCAGCATTGCCACCACCTACTGAGGGCACGACAGACGATGCGGCGGTAACGCACATTGAACTCCGCGGGTCGGACGTGTGGGCAGCGTGGGTAGAGGATGCTGCGGAACGGATTGCCGTGCGAGAGTCAAAGGCGATAGCCGCCCGCGCCGGCAAGGCGGACGAGAACCGGACGCGGTTCAACAGATGGCTGGATAAGTTTTACGCCGATCACCGGCAGTACGTGATAGCCGCCTTGGCGCCTTTGGCGCGGGCTGCCAACGGGCAGGGGTTCGACGTGGACCGGGTACTGCGGGGGACGATAGACGAACCGCGGCAGTTACTCAAAGACCGCGACCCGCTGACGGTGCTGCGCGAGTGGACCGGCAAGCGCGGCCCGCAGATTGCGAAACTGATAGACGGAGGCAACGGTGATGAATAACACCTGCGACATTTATGCGATTCTGCCCAGCCGGCTTGAGACCATGCTCGATATCATGCTTAGGCCAATTGAACACAGGTCGAGTAAATCGGATGACGAGTTCGTAAAGATGGCGGTGGCCGCCGAAGCCAAGGCATCTAGGCGAATCCGCGGCAGTATCGCCGTTTTGTCCCTTCAGGGCTATATCGCCCAGAAGCGGGACTGGTTCCTGATGTTCTTTGGCGGTACGTCTACGGAGGAATTCGGCGCGGCGTTTGATAAGGCACTAGCAGACAAGGACGTCTCGGCCGTTGTGCTGGACGTAGACAGCCCCGGCGGTAGTGTGTACGGCGTTCACGAACTGGCCACAAAGATTCGGTCGGCCCGCGGCCAGAAGCCCATCGTCGCTGTTTCCAATAGTCTGATGGCGTCGGCAGCACTATGGATCGGGACTGCTGCGGATAAGGTGTATGTCACGCCAAGCGGTGAGACCGGCTCGGTCGGGGTAGTAGCGGTCCACGTCGAGACGAGCAAGGCCGACGCGGAGTTGGGCGTCAAGTATAGCATCATCCAATCGGGCCAGCACAAGGCCGAAGCCAATCCATACGAGCCGCTGGACGAGGATGCCAGGGACTTCATACAACAGCGGGTAGATGAATACCGCGATATGTTCGTGGCCGACTTGGCCAAGCAGCGCGGATTGCGTAAAGACAGCCTACAAAAGAACTTCGGTGACGGTCGGGTATTCGGGGCGGCCGAGTCTGTCGAGCGTGGCATTGTAGACGGCATTGCTACGTTTGAGGATGTCGTTAAGCAACTGGCGAGCAAACGCGGGGTGCGGACAGACACCCGCAGACTGCGGCAGGCGACGGCCAAGATTGCGCTTGACAGCCAGATTGCGGCTGGCTAGGATATAGCAAGATAGTCAGTCTACGCAAAGCGGGACTGGCCAGGAATTGAAATCGCTGTCGTGCGTCACGCAAAGCGGGCGCGGAACAGCCGCTCAGCCCTTTTGGGCCGGGCGCGTGTTTCGCGCCCGCTTTTTCGATATGAGGTGTATCGTGGGACGTTTACGCAAATTGCAGGAGGCACAAGGCAAACTGCACGAACAGATGGAAGCGATCCTCGTCGCGGCGGAAACCGAAGATAACGGCGCCATGTCCGATGAGCGGCTAGAGGAATACGACAAACTACAGGAGCAGTACAACAAGCAAGCCACTGCTATCGAGCGCGAGAAGCAGCACGAAGATCGCCGCGAGAAGCTGGCGACGGTAGAGCCCCGTAAGACCACGCCGGACCCGGTTCGATCAAACGACATCCACGTTGGCAAGGATCGGCTGGCCGATGACCCGAGTGGCGGGTACGGCGACCACTGCGGTTTCGGGGCGTTTGCTGCTGACGTGAAGGAGGCTGCACGGAATCCGGCGCCGGAGCGACTGCGCAAGTGGGACACTGCGATCCAATCGGCTGCTGGCGACGGCATGACATCAACGGTCGGATCAGAGGGCGGCTATCTGATTCCGGTTCAATTCGGGGCGCTCATCGACCGCATCGCGCTTGAGGCGGCGGTTGTTCGGCCGCGAGCGACCAAGATTCCGATGTCGAGCCAGCGTGTCAACTTCCCGTGTGTTGATGATACTTCGCACTCCACAACCGTATTTGGTGGCGTGCGAGCATACTTCCGCTCGGAAGAGGCGCTGCTAACGGAGAGTAAGCCTGCGTTCAGTGAAGTTGAGCTGTCCATCCACAAACTGACGGGGCTTGCCTATGTGTCGGGCGAAATGCTTGACTGGTCGCCAGTATCTATTGATGCCTGGTTGCCTCAGAAGCTTGCGCAGGCTATCGCTTGGAAAGAGGACCACATGTTCATCAACGGCAACGGCGGAAGCGGCGAACCCGTTGGGTTGTTGAACTCGACATGCATCCTCTCGATTGCAAAAGAAAAAGGACAGGTCGCAGCCACTATCGTCTTTGAGAATATCCTGAAGATGGACTCGCGGATTTGGGACGGTAGCGGACGGGGCAGCATCGTCTGGATTGCGAACCGCACCTGTAAGAAGCAATTGTCGCAGTTGCACCTTGTCATTGGTGCAGCCGGCATACCGGTATTTCTGCCGGCCGGCGGGGCAGTGGGGCAGCCGAGCGAAACATTGTACGGCTATCCGATCCTGTGGACGGAACACGCGCAGGCGCTCGGCACGGTTGGCGATCTCCTGCTGTGCAACCTGGCTGAATACCTCGTTGGCGATGCGTCGAGCAAGACGCGAAGCGACCGGACAATTGCGCTGAAGTTTGACTACGATCAGACCGCGTATCGGGTGATTACATACACGGGTGGCGTTATGTCGTGGCGCTCTGCGTTTACTCCGCAGCATGGCGACACATTGAGCCCGATACTGAGTTTGGCCACAAGGTCCTAAACCATGAATCCTCCTTTCGTAATCGTTGGGGTACCCAGGTCGGCGACGGGCTATGCGTCGGTACTGCTACGTGCGCTGCAAATTGATTGCACGCACGAGCAGGTCTTCCGTCCACGGGGCGCACTTGAAGATGTCGTGAAATGGTATGCACGCGGCGGCGATACGCATGGCGATAGCTCGTGGCTGGCCTGGGTATTCCTGACGGCTATTCCGGGGCCGGTGAAGGTGCTATGGACGACTCGCAATCCGTGGGCGGTGATTGATTCGCTGGCGAATCGGAATGATCTGGTGCGTGAGGATGCGAACTTGCGCCCCGGCAAGCGGGCCTACCGTGACATCATCGCGGCGTATTGCCCTCGCGTGTTTGAACACGAGAGCGCGGTGGACCGAGCGGCAGAGCTGCTGGTTGAGTGGACGGCGCTGACGGGCGCGGCGCTACATCGGTGTGACGTTACGGCATTCCGCTACCGAGTAGAGGAGTTGGACGCCGACAAGGTGGCGGACATGCTGGAGTACCTTGGCATCTATCGCGACCGACAAGAGATTCGGCGGGCGCTGGACGAGGTGCCACAGAACGTAAACGCCGGGTCTAAGCTCGACTACAACATTCCAATTAAGAACCCGCTCATTCGTGGGTATCTGCAAGAGATGTGCCCCGACATGAAAGAGCCGACGATTGCTTGCGGGATGTGTAAGGATACCCCGCGCGGCTGCGAGGAGCTTGAGGCGCAAATGGCGCCTGAACTGATAATGGAAGTCCGCAGCCTGGCAGCTCGCCAGGGCTACGGGTTGGACGATACGAGTGAGCAAGAGCCAGTTTTGGCAGGAGTAACTAACGATGACTCTGAGCAATAACGCAAGGTTGTGCGACCAGATCAACATCAAGACGATTTACGATGCCAACGGCACGTATGATGTGGCTGCGGACGAAGTTGACATGAAAGACTGGGACCGCTGCTGTGTTATGGTGCTGGGCGCCGCAACAACTGCGGACGCAACGCACCACATTACCGGGTTCAAGATCGTGTCCAATACAACTTCGGCGGGCGCAGGGACTGACCATGACATCGTTGAGGCAGTCACGACGGACGGCGGAACGACCGTAGCCTTGACGCAGGCGGATTACGGGATTGTGGCACCGAGTACGCTAGGCGATCAGGTATTGTGCCTGGATATCAGAGCCGATCAAATGTACGCGGGCGACCGTTATATCCGCGCGGTATTGGCGGCAACAGGAACGTTTACCTGCGTCATTCTCTACATCCGCTACAACGGGAGCTTCAATTACAAGGACATGATCCAGGCGACGCGGACGGCGTTCCAGCACGACGGAGACATTTAGGCCGACTGGCCAAGGAGTGTGAGCTATGACTGTAGCTTTTGACCATGATACGAAACTGGTTGTGAGCAAGCAATCGGGCGGGATGTTCGTCGTGCGCGACGCGGAGGCATGTCCCGGTAGGACGTTCTGGGTCGGCAGCAATGTAACGGGCGCGACGGATGGCGCGGGCTACGGCCGCAATCCGGGCTCTCCGCTCGCAACGCTCGACTATGCGCTGGGAACCGGGTTTGCGCTGGCGGACCGCGGCGACACCATATTCCTGATGCCGGGCCACAATGAGGGCAAGGGTGACGCACAGTGGGATATTGATGTTGCGGGCGTATCTGTCATCGGGCTCGGACGCGGAACACTTCGCCCGATACTTGACTTTGACCACGCCAATGCTTCGATGAACATTGGGGCGAGCAACTGCAGGGTTAAAAATGTTGTTTTGCGCCCGTCTACAACGGCGGTACTGATCGGCATTGACATTGAGACAACCGTTACGGATACACTGCTGGAAGACATCGAGGTGATACCGGGCGAGGATGGCGCGGGTGCCGACGAATTCGTTACGGGCATCGAGACGAAGGCGACCTGTACCCGGACGCATATTAAGGGATTCAAGTATTCGCATCATGCATCCGCCGCCGGAGCGAATCAGGCAATCCATATCAACGGTGTCAGCGATCGGGTCCATATCGAGAAATTCTGGATCGAGATCAGCGGCGCTGGCGCCGTGGCGGGTATTGCGGGAACCGGGAACTCGACCCGCGCCCTCATTGAGAACGGCAAGATAACTACCGATGCCGAGCCTGGCATCGAAGTCGCAGCAGCCATGACGGGCATCATTGATACTGTCAAGATATTCGCGGATCTGGCCACTATCGATGCGGCCACCGTGGCAGCAGGCATGGCCCACTTTGATGTCAAGTATTGCGAGGTTGGGGACGAGGCTGGAACGCTGGTCAAGACTGAATCGATCGATGATTAAGATAACGGAGCGCGGCTACCGTGACACATGCCTCGGGCGAGTATTGCAACTTAAGGTGTTCAGCGATGACTACCACCCGCTGTACTGGACCGAGATATGGCAAGAGTTTGTCCGGCGATACCCGAACCGCTGGGCCGTGCAATGGTTCCCGCCAGCCGAACAGGTGGTGGACTCTAAGGCGGTGTATCACTTGTTCGTCTGCGAGAACTGTCCGGACGGTTTCAATCTTAGGGAGACTTCCCCATGAGTGATTTGATTACACTGGTCGGCACCAACGGCGAGCATATTTCCATCGAGGACGGCGCCATGCTCGTGGAGCCGAAGAGCGAGTTCCTGCAGGCGGTAGAGAACGGTTACGCCTTTAGCTGGTCGAACCTGTCTACGGACATCAACGCAACCGATACGGTGTTGTGCGTCGAGAACAACAGTTCGACGCTGGACCTCTACATCGAGAAGATTCTACTGGCGACGGATGCGAGCGGCGAGATGGTAGTGCATACGTCGAGTGGCGCAACGATGACGGGGACGGCACTGACAGGCGTAAACCTGAATCGTAACTCCGGCTATGTCGCGCCAGCGACGGCAAAAGCCGATGAGACTGGCAACGGTCAACAGGCGGCAAGCTACACGGGTCGGTTATACATCGTGTTCGCGCTGGCGGACCAGAGCGTACAGATCGACGTAGGCGGCGCCATCGTTCTACCGAACGACCATAACATCGGCATTGACGTGACAGCGGAGCCAACGGGCTGCAATGCAACGATCATCGGTTACTTTAAGGCCAGAAGCTAGGGAGGTGCTGCAATGGTTCAATCAGTAGGAAGTGTGCTATTGTCGGATGGCTCGTCCCTGGTGAGCGGCGAAGATAACCGGCTGTTGACGAGGCCCAAAAGCCGATTCCTAACGGCAGTCGCAAAGGGTATGGCGTATTCATGGTCGTGCGTGACTAAGGATTGGGCGGCGGGCGATACGGTCATCGGCGTGGAAAACAACGATGCCACGCTGTCGCTGTATATCCAGGAGGTGGTTGTCAGCACCGCGACAGCTACGCGGGCGCTCATCTTCGCCTCCGACGGCGTGACGGTTGCGGGGACTAACGCCGTGACAGGCGTAAACCTCAACCGCAACTATGGCAACAATGCGAACGCTACCTGTTACGACGACGAAACCGGCAACGGCGAAGCTGCGCTAAGCTGGCCGCGGCGGTTCTCGGAAACGATCCTGCTGGCTGGTCAAACGCAAAGCGTCGTGCTCGATGGCGCCATTGTGCTCCCGCCGGATGGCTTTATCGGCGTAGACCTGGTGGCGGATACTACCGGCGGGACCGCTACGATCATCGGTTGGTTTGAATAGTCAGAGGGGTGTCGCATGACGCTTGTACTAAACACGGCGGCCACCAGCGAACCCCTGACCGTGGCCGAAGTCAAGCTCTGGCTTCGCATCGACGGCGATGACCAGAACGACGTTATCCAGGCGCTTATCCGCAAGGCGAGGATCGTTGCTGAGACGACGTTGCGCCGGCAATTGTTCACGGCAACATGGAAGCTGCTGCTGGATGACTTCCCGCATGGGTGCGACTTCATCCGGCTACCGCTTCCGCCATTGGCATCAATAACGTCAGTTCAGTATGTGGATACCGCTGGCGATACACAAACATGGTCGAGCGATGAGTATTCGGCGGATACTGACTCAGAGCCCGGGCGGCTGCTACTTGGCTATGGTGAGGTCTACCCAACGACGCGCAGCCAGCGACATGCGGTAACGATCACCTACGTCGCCGGTTGGACGACAGTGGCGGCGATACCCGAGAGCGTCAAGAGCGATATGGGGGTGCTTATCGGCCGCCTGTACTATAATCGCGAACTGATAGCCGATGGCGGGACGCCGCAAGTGATGGGGGAATTGACTAAAGGATTGTTCAGCACTGACCGCGTGATGGAGTTCGTCTAATGCGTGCCGGGCGCCTGCGCCATCGGGTGGAGTTACATGCCCTGTCCCAGACAGCAGGCGACTTCAACGAGCCGGTGGATACCTGGACGAAGTTTGCCACGGTCTACGCCGATATTCACCCGATGCGCGGGACCGAGCGGTTCGAGGCGGCGCAGGTTGCAGCAGAGGCAACGCACAAGGTACGACTCCGGTACGATAACGACGTATCGACGCTGGACGTTCGCGATCGTGTGATATTCGGCGACCGGACGTTCGAGATTGTATCGCTCGTGAATCGCGGTGAACGCAACATCGAAGTTGAAATGCTTTGTGCGGAGGCGCTGTAATGGCCAAGGCGATAGCTGGAATTGAGATTGTCGGCGCCAAGGAGGTCGAACGAGCGTTCACGATACTCCCGGACCGACTTGCCCGCAAGGCGGTAGTGGTGGCGGTACGCGATGCACAGAAGCCGATTATCAAAGATGCCCGCAGTCGAATAGCTCGCCATGCCGTGCGGGGTGAAAGCGGGCGCATGAAACGGGTCCGCGGACAACTGGCCAAGAGCATTGGCAGCCGGGTGAAGTTCTACAAGAACACCGGAACCGTTCTCGCCATCATCGGCCCACGTCGGAAGTACGCTGGTATGATCGAGGGCATAAAGCCGACGCGATACGCGCACCTTGTTGAGTTCGGTACGCGGCGTAGTAGGGCCAAGCCATTTTTGCGCCCTGCCTTATCGGCGCAAGCAGGCGCCGCCAAAGCGGCCTTCGCTAAGCGCTTCCGCAAGGAACTCGATAAGGAAATAACCAAGATCAGAAAGCGGGGGCGCCGTGGTTGAGGACGGCCTGATTGATTATCTGCTGGCCGATACGGATGTTAAGGCGCTTGTCGGTACCCGCGTCTATCCGGTTGCTGTTGCGCAAGATGTGGTGCGTCCGTATATCACGATACAACGTATTGCCGTTGACCGCACGTATGACCACGACGGGGAAACCGGGCTTTGCGCCCCGCTTATTCAGATCGACTGCTGGGCGGATACGTATCGCGGCGCCAAGACGCTCGCAGACAAAGTGCGACTTGCTATCAGCGGGTATAACGGCGCGCTAGGCGGCTACACGGCGCAAGCCATCCTGATACAGAACGAAGTTGACTTGAGCGAAGGCCCGAGCACGGGCAGCGAGAAGGTGATACATCGGGTGTCGATTGATGCATCGGTGTGGTTCAATGAAGTGGTACCCTCTTAATAAGGAGGCTTTGATATGTCAGTAGGTTCAGATGGTACGTCCGGTTTCCAGTCTACGCTTTACCGTGGAGCAGCAGATGCACTAGCGGCGGCTATCACAACCAAAATCGGCAACGTCATCAGCGTTAGCGGCCCGACGATCAGTGGCGACAGCGTAGAGATCACCAACCACGACAGTTCAAGCGGCTTCCGCGAGTTCCTGCCCGGTTTATCTGACGGCGGCGAGATCACAGCTGAGCTGCACATGGTGAAGGCGACCGCAACTGCGACGTATGCCCTGATTCAAACCGCATTGAGTTTCAAGATTGGCATCGGGCTGGCTTCGGTGATTGGAACATGGCATTGCAACGGCCACATCACGGGCTTCGGCACAGAGGTTCTAGCCGGTGCTGATGCGGTAACGAATACGCTGACGATTAAGGTCGCGAATCAGCCGACATTCACAGCGGCAGCGTGATGTATGGGCGTCGCACAACGTGGCCAGGCAATACTGCGAAGGGTCTCAGCCGGCGGCACCCTCGTTGGCGCAGAGATCGGCGTATGGGACGGCAAGTTATCCTCCTGGCTGTTGCACATGGCACCGCTGCTAACGCTGTACATGGTGGACCGCTGGGCACCCGTAAAGCCGGATAGCCGCTATGGCAAGAGCGGGTCAATAGTCGCCAGGAAGTCAAAGCGTGAGCTCATCGTTGCAATGCGCAAGGCACAGGCTCGCGTATTCTTCGCCAATGGCGTACACCGCGCCCGCGTCATACAGGGGGAATCGCGGATTGTCGCTTATCAACTGCCGAACGAAGTTCTGGACTTCGTGTTCATCGACGCCGACCATACGTTCGGTGGTGTGACTGAGGACTTGGTTGCATGGCACGCAAAGGTCAAACGCGGCGGGTGGATCGGCGGGCACGATTGGGGCAAGCGCCCCGAAGTGTGGGGTGTGCAGGAAGCTGTCGAGACGTTTATGGCAACGGACTATCCAAACGCCGAGTTGGAACTGGACGAAGATTCAACGTGGTTCTTTAGGCGACTGATATGACAGTTGTAACCGTATTGCTGGGCGATGCGCCACACTATCGGCGACTGTTTTCCGTATTCAAGCGCAGCCTTCAGGCGAACTGCCCCTTAGCCACGCTGGAGGTTATGCGCGCGGGGCTACCGCCTAGGCCGAGCAATCTGCCTTATCACACGGCGACGAATACGACCAAGCTTCACCTATGGCGGGATGCCGTCTATCGGCACGAAGGCAAACTTGTTTTGCTAGATTGCGATGCCGTCATATTGGGCGACCTTGCTGCCGCATTCCAGCAGGGACCATTTGATATCGGCTATACCGTGCGGCCTGGAATGCTGCGGCTTAATTCCGGTGTCGTATTCGTCCGATGCAATCAGCGCTCGCGCACATTTATGGATGACTGGGTTACTATTAACGATGCGCTACTTGCCCATCAGCCCGCTTGTCTTGCTAGTATGGCACGCTACGGTGGTGTCAATCAGGCAGCGATGGCTTATCTGCTGGACAAGAGACCCGACTGCAAATTGCAGCAATTTCATTGTGCTGTGTGGAACAGCGTACAGGAAACGTGGCATCAGGTAAACGATAAGACGCGCATCGTGCATATCAAAAGCCGCCTACGCGATATAGCACTGGGGCGAATACCAGCAACGCCGGACAACATGCGTCCACCCAAGGAGGCCATTATGGCCGGCGTGGACCCGAATGAATCAATCCAGCCGGCGTTGGACGCGTGGCTGAAGTACAGCGGAAACGGAGGTATGAAACATGTTACTTAAAGAAGACATCCTGGGGGCTGACGATCTGAAGCGCGAGCGCGTTGAAACACCAGACTGGCCATGTAGACATGTGTGGGTACGAACGATGCCGGGCATTGATCGCGATAGTTTTGAAGAGCAATCATTGGATGGCGATCCGGGTAGTCGTACGATGCGCTACCGCAATCTGCGCGGACGCCTGGCCGCATGGACCATTGTGGACGAAGGTGGACAGCGTGTGTTTGCCGATGAGGATGCGGATGCGGTGGGGCAAAAAAGCGCGGCAATGCTAGACAGAGTATTCGATGTGGCATCGCGGCTGAACGGTCTGTCTGACAAGGATGTGAAGGACTTGGCAAAAAACTTGAGCGGCGCCCAAGGCGGCGCTTCTGGTTCAGACTAGCGATGGCGCTGGGTATGTCGGTACAGAAGTTGTTGGCCAGTACCGACTCGCGGGAGCTTGCAGAATGGGAGGCATACGAAAGGCTAGAACCGTTCGGCGAACAGCGGGCGGATTGGCGAATTGCCCAAGTGGCGTGCATCTTGGCAAACGTCAACCGCAAGAAGGGGGCGCCGGCATTTAAGGTGGATGACTTCATGCTAAAGACCGGGGCAGCACCCAAGACGCAACAGGTATCGGCGACAGACCTGGCCCAACAACTGAAGGGCATAACGAGAGCAATGGGCGGCAGGATTAAGTGACGTGGCAACAGTAGGCGGTATCAATGTAAACGTCGTGGCGAAGACGGATCGTTTCAAGCGCAACATGCGCGGCGCGCGTAATAGCGTCCGCCGATTTTCTGGAGCCTCGCAACGAGCCACCGCGACGCTCTACAAGTTCGGCGGCGCCATAGCAGCCGTTGTCGGAGCCCGCCAACTGCTACTTATGGCAACGAGCGTGTTTCGCACGGTTGATGCGCTTGCAAAGGTATCTGACAAACTCGGTATTGCCACGGAAAAGCTCGCTGGCCTACAGCACGCTGCTCAATTGTCTGGCGTTGCGACGCAGACTTTCAATATGGGCCTTCAGCGTATGACGCGCAGGATGGCCGAGGCCGCCCAGGATACGGGTGAAGCTAAAGAGGCCATCAAACAGCTCGGACTGAGTGCCCGCCATCTCGTCACTCTTGCACTTGACGAGCAATTCCTTGCCGTCGCAGAAGCGCTATCGAAGGTTGACAACCAAAGTGAGCGCGTGCGGCTGGCGTTCAAACTGTTTGACTCTGAGGGTGTTGCACTTGTCAATATGGCCAAGGGGGGCCGCGAGGCACTGCACGGAATGATGGAGGAGGCCGAGCGTCTCGGCATAGCCATCAGCCGCATTGATGCGAAGAAGATCGAGCAGGCGAATGATGCAATCACGCGAATGCAGGCTGCGTGGTCTGGCGTCAAGCGCGAGGTGGCGATTGAGGTTGCACCTGCGTTGGAATCGGCCGCCGAGTGGATTGTAAAGAACGATGCAATTAAGAAGGCGTGGAAAGTATTAACATGGAAGCCGCATACTGTTGCGGGGACAATGTTGAGTCGCCATCTTGGCCACGGCATCAAACAACAGTTGAAAGACTTTGAGAAATACTGGCAGGCTATCGGCGAGCTAGGCAAGCAATCACAAGACGCTGCCCCCAAGGTTATTAAGCTGTCCGATGCAATGAAGCGGCTGCAGGAACAGGCAGTCAAGGCGCGGGCCGCGCGGACCGCTGGTTATGCTAGTGAGTTGGAAGCTATCCTTGGTGGGCTTGTAGTACGTCTGCGCGAGTTGCAAGGCTTAGACCCGCTTGCCGAACTTGAGCGGCGATTGCGAAAGCGGTCTGCGACACTAGGTGAGTTAAAGCTCGGCCTAGATACGCTCCGGCAGATAATCGACTTAGAGGAACGCGCGACGAAAACCGCCCGACGGGAATCATTGTTTGAATCTATGCGATCGCCACTAGACTATATCCGCCAGCGCCTAATCGACGCGAACGAAGCCTTAAAGATCGGCGTCGTAAGTTGGAAGCGATACGGAGAAGTGTTGAAAGGCATTAAAGCAGACCTGCTTGGCGCAGGCGGCGCGGCCCAAACCATCAGCTACGCGCCAGTCGCCATTCGCGGCACCGTTGGAGGTTATAGCGCGGCGCTCGGCGGATCAGCACCAATGGCCAAGATGGAATCGTTGAACGCGGAGCAGTTGCGGGTATTGCGCATCATTGAACGTAAGATCGGCGAAGCGGAGGTTGTCAACGTAACAGGCAACGCGGCATAGACATATGTCACTTGTAAGCGTACACGAGCGATACCTAGACCAGGGAGCGACAGAGGACACGGAACGCCGGACCTATCGCCGGGTATTCGTCGTGCGTATGGACAGTCGCAGTGACGGTGCAGCAGCTGCTCGCGTTGCAACCGGGGTTCCCGCTGTCGGCGATACCTGGACGGATGCCAAGGGCACGAACGAGGATACCGCCGTCCGCGCCATGCGCGTTGATCCGATCCCGCGCGAGGACGGTAAGACGTTCGATGTGGTGGTGGATTATGACACCCGGCCGATCGGCGTCTATTCAACGTTCCGCGATTGGTCCGCGCCGCAGGACTTCGCCGACCCAACGGCCAGACCGCCCGAGATACACTACGGGTTCCGGCGCGAGGTGATACCGATTGCCAGGGCGCTTGATTACATGACACCGCCGCCGCCATTCCCGCATGATATTGCAGTTGTCAATAGTGCTGGCGAGCCGTTCGACCCGCCGATCACGCGCGAGATTTCGCGCCCAATCTTGCGCATCGTCCGTAACGAATGGGACCCCGGGGTGTCTGGCGGGATCGGGTACGACAACGCCATAGCAATGGCCTATGTCGATACCATCAACTCGGACGACTTCATAGGTGCATTGCCGAAACAGGTAAAGATGGCGGGCATAACGGCGGACAGACATTTTGAATCTGGGATGCTCTACTGGCGCGTGACCTACGAGCTGCACTTCCGCCAGGAAACATGGGACGTGCAAGTACTGGACCAGGGGATGCGGCATTGGAAGACTGTAGAAGATCCGGAAACGCAACAATCCGTTGACCGTCTTATCGAGAACCGCGATATGTACGATAATCTCTACAGCGAGCCGCGTCTGCTCGGGACAGACGGTGGGCTGGCGGACGTGGACGTAGACGATCCGCGTAAGCATCAGGAGAACTGGTTGACATTCCAGGTATACGAAGAAAAGCCGTTCAGTGGATCACCGTTGAATCTGTCGCAGTTGTTTACATAGGAGCAAGCCAATGGCTTTACCCGTTCAAGAAATCCGTGGCGATGTTTACATTAACGGCAATTTGCAGGCCAAGACACAGACTTACCCGGCTACATCAATCGCAAACGCCGACATTGCGGCTGCCGCTGCAATTGCCGCCAGCAAGCTAGAGCACCGCCATAATATCATGTATTCGCAGGAGAGCGATACGCAGGTGCCGAGCGATGCGACATACCCGATCTTTAACTGCTACGGCGCGACGGGGACGACGGTAGCCTTCGAGGCGGGGAGTGTTACGCCTTGTACGGTTACGCGAACGGTAACGGTGGACCTGTTGAAAAACGGCGTATCGGTGTTAGCTGCTGCAATCGTGCTCGATGTTGGCAACGCGGCGCGGACACCGGAGGCTGCTGTCGTGGATACATCAGCGATTGCGGACGGCGACCTGTTGGAGATAGATATCGCAAAGGCCGGTGCGGCTGGCGACTACGCAAAGGGGCTATACTGCACCGTCGTCATCAACGAGGATGCAAGTCCGTAATGAACAGAGGCGTTACATTCACGCGTGAGACCGCGCAGCTTATCGCTGATACCGTTGCTCGCGTGGCCGAGATGCCATTGGGCGCAGTGGCTAGGCGGCACAAGATAAGAGGAATACGGCCTGCTACACAGACTCGGCTGGGGCGCATCGTCACTGAGGGACCGATTGATCCTAGTAATGGATTGCCGAGGTCCGATTACACCGATGCGAGATACTGGATACAACGGGTTGTTCAGGCGCCAGATCGTACTGATGCCACATTGCCATCTGCGTGGGTGCAAGACGAGGGCACCGACGCCGTGACGGCGATCTATCCGCAGGAGATCGGAATACCGGGCTACGCGGACGGCAACCATGTTTTGCTGAACGTACCCGCGAACATCGACGCGGCACACCACTGGGATGCCGACAAATTGTATGTCGATCTGTACGAGTCAGCTAATGGCTTGCGGTGGATTTCGCCGAGGTTCGGTGCGTGGGTGGACTTTACCGTACCGGTGTGGTGTACTGATGAGAACGATTGTCCACC